AGTCGTCAAGTACGCGCAAACGCACTTTAGGAAAGAGAAAACCCCCGAGCCGGTCTATCCTCCCGACAGTTGGAATGTTCCTCCCGAGTTGGATCAGTGGGTCCAAGAAGTATTTGCCGACGTAAGTAGCTTTGTTTTAATTTGTTCCGGCACGTTTACACGTACCTCCTTAGTAATTGTAGTTTGATTATACCTCATCTTTAGCCGAAGCCGGACCGGCCGAAGACCCTCCTCTTGGTTGGCCCAACCCGACTTGGTAAAACCGTGTGGGCGAAATCACTCGGCCGTTACAGTTACATGTGCGGACTGTGGAGATCTGATTCCTTCGACGACTCCACGGACTACCTAATCCTCGACGACTTCGATTTTGATTTTTTTCATGGCATGCGCAAGGCCATTTGGGGCGCGCAGGAGGTTTTCACCACCACCGATAAATATAGAAAGGGGGAGGTTCGGTGGGGTAAACCGTGCATCTGGATGTGTAACGAGGAAAAAAACCCTTTTGTAGCTGTAGATAAAAAGGGTTATGCAGTGATGGATCCCAGGGAACGGGAATGGTATAGGGAAAATTGTGTAGAAGTACATTTAACGGAGAAATTGTATTTATAATAAATATATTGATTGCCCGCCAGACAACCCTTAAGACACCATGCCTATGCTCTAGCCTAGACACAATGCCTCTAACCCTAATAGCTACGCATCCTTGAAGTATAAGCGGGTACCGATGCTACCGTTTATATACTCGGACAGGTCGATCACGTTGGGTGAGAATATTTCTAACACCCAGTAGTAGTTCCCCCCCTTTGTTTCCCTCATGAAAGTATTCGTAATAAGACTTTCTTCGGCTACTGCGGTGACCTTCTTGCGAAGGGGAATGTAAAACTTCCGGTGCAGCATGCCGGTGGTTTGGGTTCCTTGCGCTAACTTAAAAGTGCGCCTGAACATGATCTTGGTTGTTTGGGGGTTCCAGTGTGCCCAGGTGGCGGTATTGTTCATATCCTGATCGAATATTCTATCGCCAGCCGCCGGGCCGGTAATGCCTTGATAGTACTGGGAATCACGGTACACGGTGTACCGAAACGTGATGTCAGGAGCGAGGGCAGCGGCTGTTATGGTATACGCATCCATCTGCCATCTGAGGCCGCGAGACATTATGGTGTTGCCGATGAATGACTCTTCGGTTTTTTGGGAGGTATTCTTGATTCGGGGAAGTTCAGAATAGATGTTGCTGCGGATTACCGCCTGCATGCCGCCACCGTACGTCGCACTGGCCAGGTACGCCCCGATGTTGGCGCTGACCGGGTACGACTTGGTCTCGATCGGTTGTAGGGCGATGGCCTTGATCGCCCTGACCATGTGCTTTGAAAGCCGCTTCTGCTTGCTGCGGCGCTTGCTCTTGCGACCCTTCTTGGTGCGACTCTTCTTGCTGGCCATGGCATTCAAAGGGGTGGCTAGATGCGGAGGTGTGGCTTTGCTCACTGCCGGCGTGGGCTAGTTTGGTCACTGCGGAGATGAGGTGGGCGTGTTTGCGGAGTTCCGGGCTGTTTAGCCGAACTCCGCTTTTATTGTTATATAAGGAGCGAGTGGAGCGAGCGTTGACTATAGAATCTTTTATAGTCAACTCCTGTACCTTCGGAATGCCCCCTCGTGAACGCCGTTTAAATGGGCAGAGGTTTTTCCTCACCTACGCCCAAGCCGCCGACGTATCCATTGACGACATCGCCGACCACCTCGCTACGCTCGCCAACTTCGACTTCCTCGAGATCGTTCAAGAGAATCATCAAGATGACGGAATCCACTACCACGCCGTTCTGTGCTTCGAGCCCCGGGTCCAACTTCCTTTTACCGCCTTCGACGTCCAAGGAAAACACCCTAATTTCCTCTCCATCAAGAACGCCACCATCGACCTTTATAACAGACGCCACTACCTTAGGAAGGGGCCCGACACGCGTAAAGAGGACGAGCACCCTCCGAAAGACCACAAGACGCGGCCGTGCGACTACACCACCGAGCCCGACACGCGCGGTGAAGTTCCCCCCTACGTTGAGTCGACAGGACGCCTCAATTGGGGAGGAATCCTTGCCCAGGCCGCAACCATGGATGAGTTCCTCCTCCTCGTCCGAATGCACCAGCCTAAAGACTGGGTCCTCCGAAACGACACAGTCGTCAAGTACGCGCAAACGCACTTTAGGAAAGAGAAAACCCCCGAGCCGGTCTATCCTCCCGACAGTTGGAATGTTCCTCCCGAGTTGGATCAGTGGGTCCAAGAAGTATTTGCCGAC